ATCATCACCGATACCCAAAGTTCGGCGATTACCTACATCGGTCGCAGTATGATTGGAGCCAGTACGGGCTCAGCGCTTTGGCAAATCAAGAGAAAACTAAGTATTGGGAGCGAGGTCACCGAGGACTTTGCAGACGGCGGACGCTATACCCAGGTCTGGGATGATCGAAATAATAGTTTTCCCACTCCGACTTTTTTCAACGTCTACTCGACTTCTTTCGACGGTATTGATGAACGCGTAAACTTTGGGAATGTATTTTTATACAATACCGCTGATCAATGGTCGATTTCCATGTGGGTCAGGCCAAATAACTTCGGTGCTCAGCGTGCGTTTTATGCCAAGGCAACCAATGACGCCAACGTGTTTGGTTGGGCGATTTATCACAATACAAGTGGAAACATCCTTATTTCATTTCGTGCCAGTGGACAATTGGCATCCTATACAGGCGGCCAAACCCTGAATGCGTTGGCTTGGAATCATCTCTGCATGACCTACAACGGCAATCAAAACATGAACGGGGTCAGGGTCTATGTAAACAACGTCCTCGATACCACGCCCGGATCCGCAGCGGTCTCCAATAGCATTCTCTCGGGCCAGGACGCCATGTTGGGTGCTCGAAATACGGGTTTTTTCTACAGCGGATACATGGATGAGGTAGGGATTTGGAATAAAGCACTGAGTGCCGCCGAAGTCAGTGCGATTTATAATTCCGGGGCTCCGAATGATATCCGATTGCTGGCTTCGGCTGGAAACCTTCAGAATTACTACCGCATGGGAGACGGCGATAGCTATCCCACAATTCTTGATAATCAAGGCACGGATAACGGAAACATGGTTAACATGAGCGCCGCCAATTTCGTGACAAACGTTCCATGAACTATACCTATTTTGTTGTTCCTATTGAAGAAATTCATAATTCATTATTGGACGAGTGCGAACAGGAATTGAGAACAATGCGGGTGAATCATGCCGAGACGCATGGGATTCTCAAGACGCTCAATCCCTCGTCGGCTGAGTTTGCATCCTATACGCCCATGAGTCATTCCGAAGCCCTAGAGCTCATCCAGTCTGATGACTGGAGGGATGAGGACGGGGGTTCGAATTTCCTGTTTTCAATCTGGAATAGTATCAAGAACTGGTTTGCATGAAATGGGACATTGTCTATAGAAAAGCAATTGAGCCCGACGGCTCGCTTCTGTTCCCGGAACGTCTCAATCATGAGTTTCTGGCCCAGGCGAGACGCACCATGGGCTCGTACCTCTTCGCCAATCAGTATCAAAACGAGATTATTCCCGATGACGAGAAACGATTCAAAGCGCACTGGTTGAAGTATTTCAAAACCATTCCGAATCACACCTCTTGTTTTGCCTTCATTGACCCAGCCATCGGTCAGCACAAGCGCCACGATTACACGGGAATTGTCGTGGTTGAAGCCGATTATATGGGGGATTGGTATGTCAGGCTTGCCAAACGTGAACGACTGACTCCGACTGAAATCATTGAAAAGATGTTTGAGATTCACAAGGTTTTTAAACCCCAAGCCATCGGCGTTGAAATCGTGGCGTATCAAGAGGCGTTACTTTACTTTTTGGATCAAGCCATGCGGGAACGAAAGGTCATTTTGCCCGTGAAAGGGGTTAAGAGAAACCAACAAAGTAAAGAAACCCGAATATTAGGACTTGTGCCGAGATTTGAATGGGGTAGGATTAACCTCGCGCAGGGCATGACTGATTTTGAAGACGAGTATTCATCATTCCCTCGGGGTTCGCACGACGACATTCTGGATGCGTTGGCTAGCCTAGAAGAAATCATTACTTATCCAGAGAAAAAGGAGACCGCCCTTGAGCAACCCACAAGCCAATCCGACCCCAACTACGAAAAATGGTACATCCAAAACCTCAGCAAGCATCGTGGACGCGGTGACTGAGACCATTAATACTTTTCGCGATAAAATCTCCATTGCCAAACTCGAAGGCGAGGAGTGGGTGGAGACTACTCCAGAAATCATCCGCTATTTCAATCGAAGTGGACTGGGTAAAGTACATGGCAAAGAAGCCCGTTATTTTGTCTATGACGGCATTAAGGTCTGCGAGAACGGTCAAAAAGATGACATTATTAAACAAGAGGCCATTCAACGCGGTCAACTCATGCATGGCGCAAGTGAATGTGTAATTGAAGGGTTCAAAGATTGAGTCCCGAACATATTGTTATTCTCGTACTGACGGGCTTATTAGTCTTTCAGGAGTGTTATCACGCCTTTCAATTTCACAAGGTTGTGAATAAACTCATGAGTCGGTCATTTTATGACTACAAAATCAGTCAAACTGTGAGTAAAATAGAAACTGGTCAGCCGCAAAATCAGGGTTCTATGTCACTCCCACCCGATGAACAGTCGGAATTAGGGGGCGTCATGCAATCTTTTTTTGGCGGGTAGATGAACCTTTTAGAACGCGCAAAAGAAGCCTTCCAAGCCAACCCACAAGATCAAGGCGAGCGTGAACTCGTAGCCAAAGTCCGTTCCGAGGTTGAAAAGATCCGAAGCTCGGCCAATCGAATTGCTCATGAAGCGATTTGGATGACGAATATCGCCTATCTCTTGGGCTTTGATGGATTGAGTTTTAATACCAATACCCGTCAATTCGTGCCCATTAATCGGGCGTCCAATTATCTCAGAAAGCAACGCCTTCACGTCAATAAAATCCTACCCAATGCCCAGAATCGTGCGGCTAGGCTCTGTAAAAGCCCACCCAAGTACGATGTCAGACCGGAAAACAATGACAACGAGGCCAAAGAAGATGCACGCTTCAGCCTTCAAGTCCTGACAACGAAATGGGATGAACTTCGATTAGACCTCAAGCGTATTGGCTTGGTGATGTGGCTCCAGCAATGCGGACATGCTTACATCAAGGTGTCTTGGGATGCAGCGGCGGGACAGATTGTCACGGACCCAGAAAGCGGCGAGTCCTTCCATGAAGGCGAAGTTCGTGTGGACGTTGTGTCTGCGTTTGAGGTCTTCCCGGATCCGCTTGCTAAGACCCTGGACGACGCACGGTATGTGATTCATGCCAAAGTCAGACCTCTGGACTATTTCAAAATCCAGTACCCGGAAAAAGGGCATCTCGTAAAAGAAGAGCCAACCTGGCTCATGAGCTTACAATACGAACAACGAATTAATTCCATCAACTCCAGAGGGCCCTCTCAAGGCGGTCTCACGGATATCGCCAAGGACTGCGCGATTGAAATGGTAAAGTATGAGCGTCCCACGCCCGATCATCCCAAAGGTCGAATGATTGCGTGTGCGAACGGTATCCTACTTGAGGAAAAAGAACTCCCCGTAGGCGAAATTCCTTTTGCGAAATTTGACGATATCTTAATCGGCGGGAAGTACTACTCCGAGGCCGTAATCAGTCATGCCCGACCGATCCAAGATCAATTCAATGAGACCGTGAGACGTCGTGCGGAATGGACGAAACGCCTACTAGCTGGGAAATACGTGACCGCACGGGGTTCGGCTTTGGCTCAAGAATCTTTAAACGATGAGAGCGGGGAAGTTCTTTACTACACACCCGTTCCGACTGCCCCAGGGGGCGGAATGCCCCAGGCCATGCAAATTCCCATGATCCCTCAATGGGCATACCAAGAGGAACAGGCCTTGGATCAGCAATTTGCCGAGGTCTTTGGGATTTCAGAAGTCAGCAAAGGTCAGCTTCCGAGTGCCACTATCCCCGCCATTGGGATGCAATTATTGGTTGAACAGGACGATACCCGTATCGGGATCATGACTGAGCAGCATGAGCAATCCTGGGCCATCGTGGGTCAACTTATCCTTAAGTACATTCAGAAAAATTATAAGCTCCCTCGTAAACTGAAAATCGCGGGTAAGAGTTTGCAATACACCGTCAAGGAATTCACGGGCGAAGACGTCCGAGCGCTCGACGTGACCGTGATTCGTGGCTCCACAGTACCGGGTTCAAAAACCGTGAAGCGTCAGGAAATCATGAATAGCTGGCAGCAAGGATTGCTCGGTGATCCCGCTGACCCACAAGTCCGTGAGCGGGTCCTGGGCATGATGGAATTCGGTGATATTCAAGGCGTGTGGCAGGATTATGGCCTCGATATGGCTCAAATCCAGCGCGGCATTGAGGCCTTGGAAAAAGGTATTCCGGTCAACGTCAATCTTAAAGACAATCATCAACTCTGGATTCTGGAGCTCAATCGGTATCGTAAGGGCGATAAGTTTGATGCCCTGCCGCCCGAGATTCAAATGCTGTTTGAGAGCACCATTGATCAGCACGCCGATGCCATTGCTCAACTCTCGGGTCAAATGCCTCCGCCCGAAGCCCAGGCTTTGGAGGGCGGTGCCGCTCCGGTGCAACCCGAAATCTTGGATCAATCGACTGAAGTGTTGGAAAATCAAAACAATGTTGTATAGAGTTAACAATAACGAGATAGGGGAAAAACTATGATGAAAGCGGAAGACTTGATGGAAGCCTTGAAGCGGCGTCAAGGTAAAGGGATCGACCTTACTATTATGGTCGGAACCCCAAAAAAAGAAGGCGAGCACGCGGACGAGGAACAGGACGAGGCACTCTTGGCTGAAAAACTTGGCAAAGAAGACGAATCCGAAGAGGGTCACGATACCGAAGCCCTGCCCGACATGAATGCTGAACCCGAGCATCGTGATGAGGCCCAGGATAAAAAACTTTTTGCAGAGATGATGGGTAAAATGTCGGATTACGACAAGGAACGGCTGAAAAGCGGCAAGCCCAGGTCACTCGGTGACCGCGTTAAAAAAGCCATGATGGAAGAAAAGGCTTAAGGAGATATTGAATGGATTTCGAACAGTCGCCCGAACAAGAAAATAACGACTTAGGTGTTAACGAAAACACACAAGGTTCAGAAACCTCAACCGAACAACCCGACCTCACGGATCTGGATTCGGTCGATCGGTTTCGATTTGCAGGACGAGAATGGACTCGGGATGAACTCCAGAAATCCATCCTCATGCAAAATGATTACACACGGAAGACTCAGGAGATTTCGGAGACTCGTAAATACTACGAACACCTTAAAAGTGATCTACCCGAAGTCCTCCGAAACCCAAGCCTACTGGCTGAGTTTAAAAAGGTATACCCGAAAGAGTTTCACTCTTATGTCGGACACCTGGAAAAACAGCAAGCGGCTCAACAATCTGGAATCGACCAAAAACTCATGGAGCGCCTTGAGCGCTTGGAGGGCTTGGAAAAACGATTCGAGGAACAAAGTAATAGCGCAGCGGATGCGACTCTGGATTCAATTCAAAGTGAAATGCAGAAAAAATATCCTCTTGCTACTGAAAGACTGGTTCTTGCCGAGGCGAAATACCTCATGGACTCCGGTAAAAAAGTAGATGCGAAAGCACTTGAGGGAATTTGGAAGCAAACCCACGAATACGTTCAGAAAATTGCGTCTCAAAGCGTGAAATCACAAAAACAAGCCAATTTGTCGTCTAAGGATATGGGCGCTGGCGGTGCAATACCCGCACAAGGCTCAAAGCAGGCTAAGACCATTAAAGAAGCCAGCGAACTCTTTAGACAACGGGTGGGCTTAAACTAGGGGGAAACCATGGCTAATACGTTTGGAAGCATATCAAACGAAGCAGCGTTACTTAAGATTTTTTACGCTGGTCCGATTGTATCGCAATTTAATGACGAAATTCCTTTTTATCGTGAGATTGAAAAGGCAAAGGAAAAATATAACGGTCTGCAAGTCAATCGTCCGATCAAGGTTCGTAGGAACCCTGGTATCGGCGCGACATCTGACGGCGGAACTCTTCCCAAAATTGGAAATCAAACGACACTGCAAGCAGTGATTGCAGCTAAGTTCTTGTATCTCCGTTTCGGGATTACAGCTGGTCTCTTAAAAGCCTCTCAAGGCGACAAGGGTGCCTTCGTTTCGGCGATGGAATTCGAGATGGAACAAGGCATGACGGACTTGAAAAACGACGTCAATAGACAGTTGAACTGGAGCGGTGATGGAAAAATTGCAGAGGTTTCGGCCAATGCAGTGGGTTCTACCGTGATTACGGCAAGCGGTCGTACCTCGACCGAAGCCGCTAATAAGTTCCTGGACGTCGGTATGGTCATTGACGTCTATACCAGTGCAGGTGTTCTTGAGGCTCAAGGCGTCGAGATTACCGCGATTTCGAGCTCTGGATTGTCTTCAACTATTACCTTGTCTGCTGCGGTGACCGTTACCTCGGGATCTTTGATTGTTCGTGGCGGGAGCTATAACAACGAAGTTCAGGGGACACTTACGTCTCAAGACGGTCTCACAACATCTATCTTTGGCATTAACCGTGCTTTGTATCCCGTGTTTCAAGGAAACTCGGTCAATGCAAGCGGCGGTCAATTGACCCTGGATAAAATGCAGCAAGCCTATAATGAAGCAAAACGACGCGGGGGCATGGTCATTGATTACATCAATTGTGATTACGACTCCGAGCGTTTCTACAACAAACTCTTGGTAGCGGATAAACGCTATATTGGACGCGTGGCCGGTGACGGTACGTTCTCTAGTAAAGACGGAAGCTACTTGGAATTTGCTGGAGTACCCGTGGTACCAGATAAAGACTTGTATACAGTATTTCAGTTTATCTCCTCGAAATCATGGAGGAAAATGGTGCTTTCGGAGCTAGAATGGGCCGATGAAACGGGCAGTTATATGATAGCCCAAACATCCGCTGATTCGTGGGAAGTTCGCTTGAGATTGTTCTTCAATCTCTTCTGCGACAAGCCTTCGGCAAACGCACGGCTTCATAATTACATCAGTCCTTAATGGGGTGGGGAATGGACGCGAGGCTGAAACAGTTGAACCGACATATTAGAAATTACGACAGTGATCTATATGTCGCACGGACTGAGCAGGGAATGGCTCAGGTCATGCGAAAAAGTTATCGCTGGGATGAATTCGAGTACGACGGCAAAACGATTCAGTACTTGCGTCCACAACCTCAACCGATTTTGCCTCTCACGGAAACCTGGACATACTCGGGTCGACCCGTGGATTGGGGAATTGAGCCCATCATGCAAAGGTTGAAAGACATGGATGCATGGCGAGACGATTCCTATTTCGACGCAATGTTAAAGCGTCGCGAGGATAAGGAACTGGATGAGCAAAGAGTAAAAAGAAACAACATCCGGGCATGGGCGGCTGATATGAGACGGGATTTTGCGAAATCCACGAATGATATCAATACCTCCACGCTGGATAAAAACGTCGATCTAAGGAGAAAATAAGATGGCTATTGTAAATAGAGATAAAGATATCTCTGAACAAAAAGAAGTATTGTATTTTGACAGCGGGGCAACGATTTCGGCTGGAGTAAGCCTTTTGGTACGAGTCATTCCCTATCCCTGTCAGTTGATCAACCTGAGCTTTGCATCTCAGGCAGCTGGAACCTCTCTGCAAGTCATGCCAATCGTACTCCGCAGTACTTCTGCGGGTATGACTGCATTTGCTATGGGAGCTTCTTACCTGTTCTTGAACACTTACGCTTCTGTAGGTGCTCAAGGTTTTTCCAGTCTGACTCAAGGTTCGACCTTGGTTCAGCTGCAAAAAGGTGACGTTTTGGGACTCGATTTCGCGGGTGCCAACGGCGTTGCGGCTAAAGTCGTAGCCAACATGGTGATCCAAAAATTACAGGACATCGTGAGCTACAACGGGGCAGCTAACTAATTAGGCTTCGGGGGGGCCTTCGGGCCCCTCTGATTCTACTCAGGGGATCATAATGCCAGCATTCGGAAACTTTACCTATTTCGGATCGGATAGCGGATCAGCGGCGAGTTCTTTGGATTACATCAAAGATACGTTCAAAGACGGCTCATTGCCGGCTAATTCCAATTCGGGATTGACTTCCAATGCCAGCAATAACCCTTTGGGCCGTTTTTTTCAAAACGATGACGCCGTGGTTTATGCGTCAAAAAAACTTCTCATTAAAGATATCGTCCTCGTTCAGGACCGAAGCCTTTGGGTCAACGGAATGCCGACCTATGAAATCGTGTGGGACCAAGTTTGTCCCGCCGTTAAGGGTTATGTGTACGGCGACCTCTTTATCAGTCCGACCTACAAACAAATGCAGATTCAATTTCGAACCGCTGGCGGAGGAATTGGAGTGGGCGGAATTATCCGGCGCGTGGCATGGCTAGTGCGTCCCTCGGCTGAAACCACGGCTACAGGTCAGTTTTTACTCGACGGTGCAGCAACCACTACCACAGACTTTTCCACACTTTCAGCGACCTCAAACGGAACCTACGCAGCGGGCGGTATCAATCAGGCCGTTTATCACACCCCGCTTATCAGTGCGTCCAGCAACGAAACCCAAGCCATTCATGATTTCAGATTACAAGCCCTACAGGACCTCACTCTTCGAGTCATCGGAGTCGTGGCCTACTTTGAGAACACGGGCGCAAATATTGAGCTCCATCCCGGCAATACCTACGTGGATAAAATTAAGGCGACCTCTACCGTAGGGGCCAGTCTCCCATTGCCTACCTATGGCTCCAGCCTGGGCGGAATGGCGTTGTATTACAAAACCACTGCGGGTGCCTATGCGAGTCTCGCGATTTCAGCCAGTACATTTATCACGACTGCCACGGGCTCTAGTGGAACCAACCTGGTCGACGTCGCCACGGGCCAAGGCGTGAACTTCCCCGTGGGTTCGGGTATCGTGATCCCACAAGGAACCTCGATGTATGTCGGGGCCGTCACTCAGGTCTCAACGGATACTCTCACTGTTAGCCCCACACTGAGTTTTGGACTCAGCAATATCATCTATCGCGCATGGAGCTCGGGACCTTCACTGGTCATTGGCTCTACACTTTTTGATTACAAAAGTACGATTGATTTCACGGATAAAAACTTCTTTTCTGGAATCATTCAAGGCATCTATGACCATAAAAACAAATGGTCGGTGTTCGGTAATAATGCCGTCACTCCATTGGGTACAAGTCTAGGCGCAAGCTTTGGATTTTTTGCCAATAATACCAATCCGGTTTTATTCCGTGCCATTACGAGCTCGTATCTGCAAGTTGATGGGTATTTCAGCGCACTGGATTTTGTCACCCGAGGGAGCGGAATTTGTAACCTCTCGGTTTCTGTGAATGGGACGCCTGCCTACACCATTAACGAGGGTCAAACGGGTCAGATCAAACGACCTCTGGTCAGTGATCTGGGACCGGGATGGAATAGTGTCGTCCTACAACCCGGATCCAGTCATGCCTTGTTTGGTGGCGTATCGCTGGGGATCGGCATTCTGCAATTCAATCTTTACGAGCGCAAACCTGATTTTGGAAACACCCTGGGGAACCTAGGTGCTCTGGATACACTCCAATCTTTCACTGAGCGTCCCGCGATTAACGCCACACTCATGGCTTTGGGAACCTATCAAAGGGTCTATGCGGATCAAATGTACCTCAAAGGGGATTGGGTACGTGTGGTTAGTGCTGCGTCTCCGGCCTGCACTCAATACCAGGGTGCGAGCACGAATTCCGTGCTTCAAATTCAATACTACGGCAAGGACTTTGCACTTGTCGGAACCGCTGGAACTTCGGCTATTTTAAGGCTCGATGGGGTCTCCATTGCAGTCACTCTCAATCAAGTCATCTCGGTGGCGAGCGAGGGCTGGCATACCGTGAGTTACACCCATCAGGGCGGGACTTCGATTATCGAGGCCTTGGATTACGGCCGCATTCATGGCGAGATGCGATCGCTTCAAACCGTGATCAATGACAGTAAAAAATCGACAAAATTGAAAATTCCAAAAATCGTACCTTGGACGTCTTACTATCCCAACGTTGTGGGATTGGGCGATAGTTCGGAATCCTATGTCAGTTACAGTCAAATCGGGCCCATGCTCTATATTCGAGGGAATATTACTCCCGGTGGAAATGCAAGCGGCGCTGTAACCATTGGATTACCACCTGGATATATTTCTGAAAAATTCACGGGACAAATGACTTCAGCACAAGGTCGTGCTGCGGCTGTCGGAGCGGCACTAGCTGGAGCGGATAATACACGCGCGATTGCTATTATGTGTGGCCCCGGAGCTACTTTTCTACATTTCGCACGGGATGACGGCAGTGATAACAATACCCCACGTGCAGCGGGTTCAATTGGATTGGCAGTAGCGAGCTTCCAAGCCGCCGTACCGCTAGCACCGGGAAGTAATGGAAGTTTTTACGACGAAATTGAAGTCAATGGAGACCTAAATGGCTAAGACCTATTTTTTCAGCTTTGGTAGTGGTGCGGCCTCTTCTTACTCAGGACTGAGCCCCACTTTTATCATCTTTCATGAATACGGTGTCACGGCATTGACTCCCCCCGGAGTTACCGAAACTCCAGCGGGCTCGGGATTCTACCAATTTACCTATGGTCCCACGACTCCCATCGTCTTTGAAATCGACGGCACGGCTTCGATTACGAATGCCAGCGACCGCTACATCAAAGGCGCTCTTGATCCCATTCAAGTCGTGGACGAGAGAATTGGAACCGTGGCCGATACCATTGGCACCACAAATGTCGATCCCACGACGATTTTTGGATACGAGAAACGGGCTCAGGAGTTTTTCGAGGGCGATAAGGTCTACACGAAAGCCACTGGTGTTTGGCAAAACAATACTCGCGGCGGGACCCTCATTGTTCAAAAACAATTGACGAATACGACCTCCCAAGCCACAAGTGATTAAGGAGTCATCACACTATTAAGGAGACCGCCGCCATGAGCCGACCCACGCTTGCCCTTTGTATGATTGTTAAAAACGAGGCCGAAAACTTACCTCGTCTCTTCGAATCCATTCAGGGCTGTTTTGACGAAATTCATATCACCGATACCGGATCCACGGATGATACCGTTGCGATTTGCAACAAATATCCAAATGTCACCGTTCATCATTTCGATTGGATTGATGATTTCGCCCAGGCCAGAAATTACAGCTTCAGTCATGCCAAAACCGATTATATCATGTGGATGGATGCCGATGATGTCTTGTCGAATCCAAAAGCATTTATTCAATGGCGTGACCATGCCATGGTGACTGCGGATTACTGGGTTGCAACCTATCATTATGCATTTAGTGCCAATCGCACTCCGACTTGCTCATTCATTCGTGAGCGTGTCGTGAGACGTGACCGGGACTTCCGCTGGAAGTACTTCATTCATGAAGGCATCATGCCGGAGTCCAGAGTCGGAAATGTCAGGACTTCTTACACACCGACTTGGACCGTGAACCATATGCGGGGCGAAGAGGACTTGAAAAAAGACCGTTCTCGAAATCTCACGATTTTAGAAAAGAACAAAGACACACTGGATTCTCGCATGCTGTATTACTACGGTAAGGAACTATTTGAGAATCAGAAGCCAGCGGATAGCGTTCATGTTTTGAAGCAAGCCGTGGCAAAACCTGACCTTGAAATGCATGACAGGCTTTTGGGATTGCAATACCTAGCTTACGCTTACCTGCAATGTAATCAGTTCCCCGAGGCCTTAAATATGGCTATTCAGGGCATTACATTGCAACCCAATCGGGCCGAGTATCATGTCATTGCGGGTGACTGTATGTTGAAAATGGGTCGCCCGCTGGACGCCGTACCTTATTACGCCGCAGCGAAGGCTTGTCAGCCAGCGGGTAGTGAGCGCCAGGCCTCGGTCATCTTTCACGCCGCCGATGCCTACACGACTTATCCCAGAAATCAATTGGCACGTATTTTTGCCAATACCAATCAAATGGAACGCGCAGAAGACGAGGCCAGGGAATGCATGGCGCGCTTCGGGAATGCCGAAGCCCAGTCGATTCGAGACGAGCTCGTCAGAATCAAGACCCAGTCTGCGTCTTTTGAAAACGCACGTCCGTGTGACGATATCGTCATCTCAACCCCCCCACTGACTGCATACACCTGGGACGGCAAGGTTTACCGAGAACGTGCCATGGGTGGGAGTGAAACCGCTGGGATTGAAATGGCGGAATGGTTGCATAAAATTTCAGGACGTCGGGTGATTGTCTTCAATATGCGGGATCAGGATATCACGCATAACGGGGTTCAATACATCAGCAACCAAAAAGTTCATCTCTATTTTGCCGAGCATCAGCCTTTTTTACACATCGCTTGGCGGCATAACAATAAATTGACGAATGCCCCGACATTCCTCTGGAGCCATGACCTCATGACCCCTGGGGCTGAGCAAATCGAACATTTTGTTAAAATATTGGCACTCACCCCCTTCCATAAAGAGTACCTACAATCCATGCAGGGCATTCCAGAGGACAAAATCCACGTCACTCGAAACGGCGTCGTACCGGATCGGTTTTTCGGGATTGACGTTGAGAAAAAAGATCCGTTTAAATTCGTCTGGCCGAGCTCTCATGACCGAGGCGTTGACCGTGCGATCAGGATTTTGAAAAAAGTCCGAGAGACCTATCCCGAAGTCACGCTTCATGTTTTCTATGGTTACGAGAACCTGTATAAATACGGTTTGGGGCACCTCGCTGACCGCGTGAAGGCTTTGATTGAGGAAAACAAGGACTGGGTGATCTACCATGGCGCGACTGAACAAAAGACCATGATTGAACACTTCAAAACCGCAGCGTACTGGCTCTACCCCAGCGATTGGATTGAAACCAGCTGCATCACGGCGTCCGAAGTCTTGTGCTCAGGCGTCTACCCCATCGTGCGTCGGATCGGCGGAGTCGTGGATACCCTAGCTCATGCCGAGGCCCAGGGAATGGCAATCCTGATTGAATCCGAGTGCGTCACGGATCAAGAGCATGAAAGATTTGTCAGCGCAACCCGAGATGCCATTTCTCAAAATAGCTATCGTCGTGTTAAAATCAATGCAGAGGATTTAAGCTGGGAAAAAGTCGCACGGGAATGGTTAGATGAATTGCCAAAACTCGCGGGGGGGTAAATGGCATATCCCATAGACGTCATCATTGTAGGGACGGCGCTGAACACCGAAGGGTTTACGGCGTTTAATACCGTTGAGGGCTTGGGACTCAATACTTTTGGATTTTTATGGCCGTGTGATGGGATTTGGGGACCTGGTGAGGACCCCATTACTACGGTTTGGGGAATGTGTAGCTTGCCGCCTGGACAGAATACAACGGAAGTGTGCCTAGAATGACACACTTTGGGGGCTGGTATGACATTTTTGCAACTACGTAACCTGGTCTTGTATTGGCTCGATGACTTGAATGCGGGATATTTCACACCCGAGCAAGTCAATGTGTGGCTCAATAACGCTCAATACGAGGTCCAAAAGCTTCTATTGCAAGCCGGCGAGAATTATTACATCGAGTGCGCTCAGACCTCTCTTGTGATCAATCAAGCAGAGTACGTACTGCCTGATGACTTCATGAAGCTGCATCGGCTGGAATGTATTTTAAGTGGGACTCCACCTAACGAAAACAAAGTGCCCATTGCTTTTGTGACTCTGAATCAGCAAGATTTGTTACCTACCCAGACCGGGCAACCCGGATTTTATACCATTAAACGCAATCGTCTCATTGTATTTCCGACCCCGGACAGTAACTACACGCTGCGTATGAATTACTCGCCACGCGTGACTCAAATGATTTTGGATACCGACGTCCCCAACGTCCCCGAGCACTACCAAGAGTACATCGCGGTATTGGCGACCCGAGACGGGATTTTGAAAGATGGCCGAGAGATGGGTCCCATCACGGAAAAACTGGCTTACTACGAGAAAATGCTCAAAGACGACGCCGATGAACGTAACCAAGACTCACCCCGAGCAGTCGTGATGACGGGTCAAGGCGTGGGCTATCAATTCGGGATTTATTAAACATGGCATATGAGAAAATAAAATCCGAAACCTATAGCCAGCTGGGCGGGATTAACGTCAAGGCCTCGGCTTATGTGAATACGATTCAGGAAATGCGAGATATCACGAATCTCAATTTCTTTGTTCCCGGAAGTCTGACAAAAAGACCCGGTACCACTGCGGCTTTGAGTGCCACGGTTGCGGGTCGAATCACGGGTCTCTATGAGTTTCAAAAACTCAGTGGTGCAAGCTATCTTGTCGCCACCGCTAATACCAACGCCTATGTCGTAACCAGTTCGTTTTCCGCATTCCGTGCCGGTCTCAGCGATGGAAAGATTTTTGATTTCGTCACGTTTGTTGATCGTCTTTTCATGGGAAATGGGAGTGATTTTTTTAAATACGACGGCAATCAGGCTACTAATTTCTCTTTGCCGCCTGGAAACACTCTTGGGGCAAGTCTTACGGGGGCGGGCTCTCTCAGTGGCACGTATCAATATGCTTATGGTTATCTCAATGATCGCGGCTATCTTGGCCCGGCAATCAATATTAGGTCTGCGGCGCCTTCCAGCCAACAAGTCGTCCTTCAAGGTTTTACGACTCCTACGGGCTTCGGAATCACGGCGATCGCAATCTATCGAACCAGTGCGGGCGGAGTGGATTTATTCCGAACCACATATATTGCACCTGGTTCCAGTCAATACATTGACACAGGCGATGCACTGACGAATGACGCCTCCAATGACAATCTGTATTTTACCCTGGCTCCGAAATACTTGGAGCTTTACAATAACCAACTTTTTCTAGCCGGATTTTCCAGTGCGCTTTCCACGGCCTATTGGAGTCAAGTCGGTGAGCCCGAGGGAATTCCGCCTGATTTTTTTGCCGAATTCCGAACCAATGACGGCGATCGCGTGACAGGCATGAAGAGTTTTGCCGGGGCCTTGATTGTCACCAAGGAAAAAAGCTTCCATAAACTCACTGGAGATAATCCCAGCAATTTCTTGGTTCAAGAGATCAGTGATCAATACGGGTGTCTCAGTAATCGAACTTTGGTTCAGTTTGAAGACCGCTTGATGTTTTTGGATCAAAAAGGCGTCGTGGAATACAACGGTGCCAATATCCGAATCATCAGCAATCGCGTTGAGCCCATTTTCTTAGCCATGAACGTCCAGGCCGCGACTGAAAACGCCTGTAGCATTCATTATAGGCAATATAACGAGGTCTGGTTTTGCATTCCCTGCAACGGTGCAACCATCAACAATTGCATCGTGGTTTATGACTACGTGGCCGATGCGTGGACGAAATACGAGGGTCTCAATGTGTCGTCCGTGGCGTTGGGAAGGCAATTTCTGACCTCCCAGACACCGTTTTACGGCGGATACACGGGAAATATTTTTTACTTTGGCGCAAGCTTCTTTGGTGACAACGGTCAGGCCATGACTTGCATGATGAAAACCCGCTATCTCGCACCCATGGGTCAAACGACTGAGCAGCAATTCAGACGATTCTATCTGAATATCAACCCCATTATCGGTGTCACTCAGCCCATTACCATTCAATTGCGTCCGAATTACGGCGAAACCATTGCGGCGACCAGAACCATGTATCAGGCCCCATTTCAAAGCCGGATTGACTACGGCATTCCAGCCAGGTCTTTGAGCGCTGAAATCATTCATAGCTCAGCTACCCTGGCCTTACGGGTCGACGGTTTTACCATTGAATCCAGATTCCAGAGGGCGGTCTAAAATGAAACTCAAGCTTCCCTTGGATCTCAAATCAGTAGGCAGCTTTGAAGACCTCCGACGGTTTACCTCATTGTGTATAAAAGAAATCGTGGATCTTGTGAATGGGTCGATTGACGTCGTGGATAACCTCAGTGTGTCATTGGTATCGGTGACATTTTCTGGAGCCAGTACCACAGTGGAAGTTTCACATACTCTTGGGCGTGTACCTCGTGGCTATCTTGTGGCAAAATTAAGTACGGGGATTGTGGTTTTTGATGGGAATGGAACCAATACCGATGCGTTGTTTTATGTCCAGGCAACGGGAGCGGGAACGGCGACATTATTAGTATTTTAGGGGAATGATATGGCAATCATGAAAGACGCGGTAGCAAAAGCGCAACAATCGGCCCTAAGCATGGCTAAAAATCAATCCGATGCAGCGGCTCAACGGGAACGTGAAGCCGGTGAAGCCATTCAGCGCGATTGGACCGCAAAGGCTAGGCAAGCCAGGGTTCAGGAATCCAAGGACTATGCCAAACAACTCCGAGATCAGGCCGGGGGATATGCCGCGAATATCGGAAAAACCCAAGAGGCTTTGTATAATCCCCAAGCCGATGCCTTGAGACGGCAATTAGCCGGTCAATTATCGGAAGTACGGGCTGGCGCGAGTTCAAGAGGATTATTGTATTCCGGGCTCAGGCAAAGCGGTGAGCAACAAGCGGCTGCGGGTACTGCGGCTCAAATGGCGGCCACAAGAAAACAAATCAATGATGAAACCCAGGCTCAGGCCGACATGTATGACAAATTAGCCAGGGAAGCCGAGCTAGGTGTTCAACGTGCCGAACTCGGGGAATACGGCGGTCAACAAGAACGGGCTCAAAGCGATCTTAATCTCGCGCTTCAAAGACGCATGTCGGAGCAAGAACGCAGAATGGGAGCGTCGAAAGAAAGATCGGCGGCCATGGGGCAGCTCGGTCAGGGATTGGGTCAAATCGGTGGGATGGCTTTAGCTAGTCGATCGGGTGGGGGATAATTTATGGCTATTTTAGGACCGTCTCAAAAAGAGAGAAATGAAATTGCCGCGATGACGGCTCCACGCTATGGGCTCAATACAGATTTCGCACCGAACGCACAAGTTGAGCGAAGTCTAAGATCGGCTCAATCCTATGCCCTGAGTCCAACGGAAGCCTTTCAAAAACAATCTTTAGAAGGGGCGGAAGCCGCTGGTCAATCCGCACTCGCCAGTCAACCCGAAATCTCAGCACGCGGCTCTGCGGCTTTGGGAATGTCAGCGGACCCAGACCTCTCACAAGCCCTGTCGAGACGGGCTCAAAGAAGCTTTGGAGGTCAATTCAATCTCCAAAAAGCCGATGCTTTAAAAGAAGCCGAGAGACGCCGTGTGGGCTTACTGGCCGACGTTCAAAGCGCACGCCAGCAAGACGTCTCGGCCATGCAGCAAGGTGATCAAATGGCTCGACAAAACGAAATGGCACGCGCTCGACGTGATTTAGCAACCGAACAATTACGTGAACAAGAAAAACAACATCGTGCTCAGCAACGTGGAGCGGTTTTGGGTAGTGTATTGGGCTTGGTGGGTACCGGAGCCGGTGCGTTCTTTGGTGGAATGCCTGGGGCAGCGGCGGGCGGCCAGGCCGGATCAGGATTAGGCTCTGCAATCGGAGGGGCGAAATAATGGCTGACGTGGGATTGATTCGTGGAATCGCAGAGGGTTTACGTGGAGGTATTGAGGGATATACCGCTCAACGAGATTATGAACGTAAAAAAGCAGCGGATGCCGAGGACCGAGCACAGAGAAAAAAAGAATATTCACTGGGATTACTCGCAAGAGGTTATCAAGAGGACCCAGAAAAAGGTCTGGTTAAAACCGAAGAAACTTTGGCCAAAGAACAAGAGGAATCACGGTTAAAAGAACTGGGATATGAAGAAAAAGCAGCTGAAAAGGGTTTGCTCACAGTCCGAAATGACCAGGGGAAAATTATTGGTTTTAAACGTGACCCTGGTTTTAAAAAGCAAAAAGATCCGTTAGTCGAAGAAATGCAAATGGCGCGTCTGGATGAAATCAAGAGACGCAAAGAAGAACCTAAACCTCAGCAAGCGCAGGCCGCTACTTTTGCACGCCGAGTAGAACAAGCGGAAAAGAATTTCAAGGATTTGGAGTCCAAGGGCTATAATCGTGCAAGCCTTAAACAAGGTTTATTGTCATCCATTACACCGGGGGCATTTCAGCCAGAAAATTTGAAGCTACAAGAACAAGCTGAGCGAAACTTTGTAAATTCAATTTTAAGACGTGAATCGGGCGCTGCGATTTCCAAAGATGAGTTTAAAAGTGCCGAGGCTCAGTACTTTCCTAGGGCCGGTGATACCCCGGAAGTAATTCGTCAAAAAGCCGAAAACAGACAAGCCGTGCTCGCTGGCCTTCAATCCGAAGCCGGACCGGCTTTGGGTCTACTCCGAGGAAAAGAAGAAAGCCTTCAATTTGCCAATCGTGGGGCGGGGGAATTACGAGACGTCAATCAAGCCATGGCAGATGTAAAACCGCCTCCAAAAAAAGGGGAAGTCGATGAGGGTTTCCGTTTTAAAGGCGGAAATCCATCAGACCCTAGAAATTGGGAAAGGGTAAGATAATGCCCGCACCTTGGGAAAAATATCAAAAGCAACCCGAAGCCGAAGGTCCTTGGAAGAAATACCAGCCAGACTTTTCCGCACCGGAAGACGCGGCTCCAAAAACAGCGCGTTTAGGCGAGCGTGGCCAAGCCGCATTGGAGTCTTTTGGTAATGTCGCGACTTTAGGATATCTCCCTCAAATACAGGCAGGCATTGAGGGTTTAATCCCCGACCCCGGCGCGGCTGAAAAAGCTGAAATGGAAGCTCAAGGGTTTCGTATTCAGGAAAAACCACAAGATTACGTCACGCGCCGGGATATCAATATTCGACGTCAAAAAGGACAGGCCGAAGAGTTTCCCGTTGAAAGTATCGGTGGCGGGTTATTAGGGGCTGTTGCGACTGCACCATTAGCAGCACGGGCTATTCCCACGGCTGGAAAACTGGGGACGGGTTTACTCGCTCGTTTAGGCGAAGCGGGTCTTAGCGGGGCCGCAACGGGGGCAGCAATTAATCCCGGAGATATTGAAGGCGAAATTAATTTGATTCAACCAGAAGCCAGACTGAAAGGCGCTGGCGTGGGCGGGATTCTCGGAGTCGCTGGTCAAGGAATTGCCGAAGGTGCATCAAGAGTAGCCAAGGGACTGCAAGCCGCTCCAGAGAGTTTGAAAAAAACGGCAGGCGAAAAAGCGTTCAAAGCCGTGGGTCCTTATCAAAAAGACGTCCTAAGAAATCAGCAACGCATTGAAGACATTGGTAAGACGCTTTTGGAAAAGAAAGTCGTCAAAACCCTACCGGCGTCTTACAATAAACTCGCTCAACGCGCTAATCAGGCATTGGAAGAAACGGGTCAACAATTTGACGACATGTTGAATAAGATTGCCGATGCGAGTGAGAATTATGTAAAAAAAGGTACGCTCCCCATTGCACAAGGCGCGAAAGCCCCTACGCAGTTAGCCGGGGTCGACCGACGGTCGGTGGCTCAAAGCATTCGGGATGAGCTTTTTGATCAAAGCGGCTTACCCGGAAGTGCTCAGAGAAATGAATTTTTCAACAAACTGTTATCTGAATTTGAAGCCGGTGGGGGTTTACTCACTGTAAAAGATGCGCAGAAAATGAAAGAAGCGGCGGGGAAACAGATCAACTGGAAGCGCTTACCGAGCGCTGATATGCCCGATACCGAGAAATTTTACCGATCTTTATACTCGAAGCTCAGACAAGGTGTCGAGGACGCCGCAGAGGCTCTCTCTGACGTCTTGGGTAAAGACGCCAGGGATAAGTTCATCAAGGTCAAACAGGAATACGGTGCCTTGAAAGAGGCGGCAAAAATCGCCAATGAGCGTAGCGGACGTGAGTTTGCCAATCGGTACCTGAGTCTCAGTGACTACCAAAGCGGTCAAATGGGTGGCGCAGTGGGAGCCTTGTCAGCGATTGCCAGGGGCGAAAGCGCGACAAAAGTCGTACTGGATACCGTGATTGGAAACATGATTGGAGCCTTTACCAACAAAGGATTCAGGAGATTCGGAAATCAGGTCTCGGCTCAGACGGCGCTCAAAACCGCCAATCTTTTGGCGAAACGGCCCGATTTACTCCAGCGATTTGAAAAACAAATCATCCAGGTCGCAAATAAAAACCCCGATCAAATCGCCAATGCACTGGTCAGGCTTGCAAAAGACCCACAATTTATTCGAGCACAAGAGGGTGAGAAATGAACGATTTCGGAACCATAGAAAACTCTGGGTTACTCAAGAATTATTACGACGACAATAAGAAGTCGAAAGAAGACAACATGACCGACGTCGAAAAAGCGCTTCAACGTCGACGTGAAAAGCTAGCACAAACCAAACTAAATTTACCTGAAAAAGAGGAGGGGTAGATGCCATACGATATAGATACCGGGTATTTTGGCGGCGGAATGAAGGAGTCCAAAGAATCCGACATCAAAGCAAAAGACAAACAGATTGCGAAAAACGTCCGAGAAGGCGTGCAGTCCACGTTTAAAAAACCCGGCACGGATTACGGTAAGGTTTTGAAGTCGTGGATGGGCCTGAGTGACCCTGAGCAAGAGGCAGCGATTAAACGTCGTCGCAGCAACATAAAGGACTAGTGCAATGATTCCAGACGCCGCAAAGCATACCCAGGCATCGGCAATCCGCCTGATGATGTAAGCTTCGGTTTCGGGATCAGTGTTCAGTAAGTCCATCCTGATTAAAACAGGCGTGAGCGGAAGCTCGACGTAGTTCTTAAACCAGGCGGCTATCAATAACCAATACTTGATCATATATGTCAGTATAGCATTAAAGAAAGGGAAGAGTGTTAAGATGAAAAACGAAGACATTTTATGGGCTTACCTCCAATCCCTCCTTTTAAAGCCGTATTACTACGGCGGCTCCAGTCCGTTAATAGGATTGGACTGCTCAGGGCTCGTCGTGGAGTTTTTGCAAGCGGCGGGGAAAATGAAACACGGGGACGATGCCACGGCTCAGGGCTTGTTTCATCGCTATTACGTGCATAAAAATACAGATATTCCAAAATTTGGTGACTTGTCATTTTATGGAAAAACCATTGATGCCATCACGCATATTGGGATTTGTCTGAATTCCGAGCTCATGATTGAAGCCGGTGGCGGGACGTCTGGAACCAAGTCTTTGGAGTCAGCGATTCAACAAAACGCGTTTATCAAAATCCGCCCCATCAAGTATCGAAAGGACTTTTTATGTGTAGTACCCATGGAGTTATAAAATCTTAACTTATTGAGGAAATCTATGTCCGAGTACAATATTCAAGTGATTACTGCACTATTGGGTTTTATTGGAGGGGTATTGGCAATTATTGGTGGATATATAGCCAATAAACTCGGACACATGACGAATTCTGTGGACATGCTTAATATTAAGATTGCCGTGGTGATTGAAAAGCTGGAAAATCACGATAGACGTATCGAAAAATTAGAGGGGATTAAGTAAATGGAAAAAATCATGCCCGCACTTTCTTGGATTATTGCGAATTACGAAGCCGTTTTGGCAGCTCTCGTGTCGCTTCTCATGGCTATTATTGCCATTGCCATGCTGATTCCTGGTGAACAACCCGAGAAAACTCTACAAAAAATCGTAGATTTTCTAGCTAAGTTCTCGAAAAAGAAACCTGAGTAATGGTTGTTTTTGAGGCGTTGCTCGCTTTCTTTAAGGCGCTGCCTAAAATCATTGAGCTTGTGAAACAAATCCAGGCCTATGTCGAGAAAGTGCAGCTTGAGACATGGTTGAATGACGCCGCAGAGGTTTTTCGTGAGCTCAATGCCATTGAAGACCGGATTAAAGAAGCCAAGACACCCGAAGAAAGGCGCATGCATGACGACGCTCGCAAAGCCGCTATGGTTGAGCTTAGCCGTCTTACTCGTAAGCTCTAGCTGTGGGCGTGGACCAAACGTTCGTTACGGCCAGATCCATTTCGACAAGCGTGAGGTACATTGCTTTGATCGAAAGCAAAAGCTTACGCTCTATAAGCTTCCACAAGATGAGGCCGCTTTGACATGCATCCCAAATCCAGATCTAAACGCTCTCTTGACGAGCTGTCGAGTGACGGGTGGTGGTGCCAACATCCGCTACTGCCAAATCTTTACCGACTTAGCACAAGTCTATTGCCTAGATGCTCGCGCGGCTGAGACGGTTTATGAATTACCCCAAGACGAGGCAGCGGTAACGTGTGCACCCAATCTCGACCTCGATGCGTTGTTGAAATATTGCAGGATCAAGAAATAAAGATTACCAACCGTTTTCATCTTTCAAGGATTGAATGAATTTCAGAAGCTTCTCTGTACGGCCTAGCTTGAGCATCACGACGGGGGCGATATTTCCAAGTAGAGGATTGGCTGTCATGAACCAAGTACAGGTCTTCACAATATCTTGTTTAAAAAACTCCATAATGAGGTCCATGATTTTCTTCTGGTCGTCGGCGTCAAAGTTCATCACGTGTCCTCACTCTTTTCACGGTTGTCGAAATCAAAATACTCAGCTGTGATTCACTGGTATCGAGAATGTTTGCAATCTCCGTTAGTCTAAACTCATAGCCATAATACAGCTTCAAGGCAATCCTTTCCTCTGGGCTCAACTCGTCAAGGATTTCGTGACAAATCATGGCTTCTAGAGCCGTGCATTCGTACCGATTCGGTGCAAGTACTGGATTTTCAACGATCCATTCCCGGTAGAATCTCGACCGCTGCTTACGCTCCACACTGCGTCTGGCATCCAGTACGGCGTATTCAATTCGCTGCTTCGATTCAGGACGCTCTAGGTATTGCAAGATAGCTTGTTGCGCGTAGTCCTGGCCATCTTGTTTGTTGACGAACCTCCTGCGTGAGTAGGCATGGGCTTTTTTCAGAAGTGATCTTGCCTCTTCGTCAGTCATAATTAAGTTCTTAGGAGAATGGGTGCCGGTTAGAAACTCCGACTTGCCAAGTTTATGCTGGGTTCACAGCCTACATTCTTATTCCGATTCAGCTACTTGTACTTACGCTCCTACATCGATTCGGTATTCGAATTACAGTCGCTTCTTCACTGAAACGCGTGCTATGTGATAATCGTGTCCCAAGTCTTTTATGGTAGACCTCATTAAGGGAGTACCCTTTCACTCTATTCCACGCCGACCCACTCACCTAAGAACTCATCTCGCAATCATCCTTTCACAATCCTCGCGTTGAAACAACTGTTCCATACACGCCCGGATCATGCGCTCGTGTCCGAGGTTCGGCGTGGTGCAGGCTTGTATTGATATAATCAATAGTAATAGTGTAAATAGTTTCATTTCCCACCTACAATTTTAATTAATAAATTCCTGAACTCAATTGGTGTTTCCTGATTTTCTCGTTTACTCAATCGAGTGACATTACTTTGTTTTCCAGCTTTTTTTCTTTCCTCTTTCGAGTGAAAGCCTAAATCAAGCCGCTGCAATCCAGGTGTTAGGCCCCACTTTAATTCAAAAACATCACAATCAAAAGCATATAGCCATGTCAATTTTTGCGCTTTGTGACCATAGTTTCCTTGCGCTACACAACACGTCATTCCACCATATTGATCCGCGTTCACCCATCCACCTATCCTGGGGGGTCGATTCAATCGAAAATACTTCCAAGCGTGGCTGGCTTCTGGATGCTCTAAAACCCCGCCAAATCTACGCACTGAATTCAAAGCGGATTCAAAACAACCCTGATCATCTCCGAGTTTTCGTCTTACCTTTGCACTCGGACCACCGCTCCAATATCGCCCCCAGCGCTCACAAGGTGGATGCGCAATAACCCGATAAGGCCCAGCGTATTTTTTTGCATCCCTTTGTTCATCCCATGGGTCTATGTTCGGCAATCCGAAATAAGGACCATTTGTCAAAACAAAAAGTGCTGCAATCACTTGCCACACCTACACGGAACGCCGAAGCAGCGCACGCTGAAAGATTTCATTTCGCACCTACCTTTTTCTGAATTCTAATTTCACGTTGAAGCTCACTATTCAACCTATACAACCAAATGCTCCACATTTGTTCAGTATTATTATAGTCATATGGTGTGCGTTTACTTGTAGTAATTCCTTTACCTGTCCTATCTGGAAAGAATGAACACCTCATACCAAAAGAAATTCCTTCACAATACTCACAGCATATCTTTTTTAGAAAGATAGACATCCTATTAAAATAAAACCTCCTCATCTCATAGAGGTCATATTTACGTTCACACATAAAGCACTGTAAACTAAGTCGCGGTTGGTTTCTGCGTGTGAGGACTATCTGATCCAAGTAATACTTTTGGTTGTTTTTTCGCTTCAAGTAACATCCTCCCATACTGTATTTCAACTCGTATTGAGTCGATCGCTTGTGTGGCTAACTGTGATATAGCTCGTGCTTGTTGCAGATTTCCTGTTCCTTTTCTTAAGGCATTGATCTCTGCAAAAATGGCATCTCTGAGACCTTCCAATGTTTTAGGAACTGGCTTTGATTCATCCGGCTTCATGTTGCGATATAGCTGTTTACTCACGAGTTACCCTCCGCCGCCTCTGCCTTAACCACTGCGGGTTGCTGGGATTGGAATTCTTTGTTAGACGCTTCATCCTTAGTTCTATCTCGGTAACATTTGGTCGAATAACACTCTTTATCAGGTCGTTTTTGGTGCCCACATTTTTGGCAGTACGCAATATCTCCGTACCATTTAGGCGTGTTTGTAAATTTATTCACTTCAAAACCTCCTCGATTTGTTGGAGTGTATCTGTTCCATTACAATCTCTACAATCTAGATGACAAAGAATATGGCTTTTTAATAAAGAAATCGCCCGATCCCGCTTTCGGAGTTCCTCTAGGGCGCGCTTAAGCCAATGATCAACGTGATCTGCTAAAAACAGAGTTACTTCCTGGTTCCACTCGTCGTAGGGTTGTTGGGTTGGGGTCATGGGATATCCTTTGATTGTCGTACTTTTTTATTGTGATCTAAAACTTCTTTTATTTCCTCAAACGTAGGTTTTTCTCCCCATTTTTTGAATTCTAATTTTTGATTGATTCTAAAAAATTCTTGTATAGAAACATTGAAAATACGAGATAATTTAAGGCAACTATCCCTTGACAACAAGTAACCATTTTGGTATCCTATATGAATGAAGTACACAATTAAGAATTTCCATAG